GAAAATCCCCATAAAACCACTATTACTAATAGCAAACGCATCACTTACAGTAATTGCCGTAAGAACCTGGTAGTATTCCAAGTCAGCAGGGAACTTGTAATTGTCTATGGTAGAGCCGGTATTAAGGAAGTAGTTTTGTGTTGCATTGGCTGTCTGACTTGTAGCATAAGTTACAGACAAAGGTCCACCATTAGGTAGAAGGGTTGTTCCGCTTATACCTAAAAATCCTGTGTTACCAGTGTATAGAAAGTTTTTGTCTTCTGTCTTGTCTATTCCAACCATTGTCAACAATGTACCAGCAGCTAAAGGTGACTGGGTCAAAATTGTTAAAGTATTGTCAAAGTGTTGGATTGTAGCATTATTAGGATTGTCAAAACTCACACTTATTTTATTCACCCCATCAAAGTATTTTTTTCTAGTATTGAATACGTTAATTCTTTGAGCCATTGGGATATCACTAGAAATCGCAAAAACTTTTTTAGGAGTTCCAAAAGTATTCAAAGTGTCGGGTAGTCTTGACACTTGAGATTCTGTTGAATTATATTGAGCGAGTTTTTTTAAATCCGCAGTCCTAGTACCTATTGCTTCAGAAAAGATTAAAGACAACACGGAAACGTTTGCATCACTAATTCCACCATCATCATCATTCTTTTCAGGGGGAAGACCAGGATAATCTTCAAATGCTTCAAAGTACAAACCACTCTGAGTTAGAGGGCTTAAGAACGAAGATGGTGTTGAGTCCCCAGCCCCGTCTAAACTTGGAGTCTGGCACTCGCAGTTTTGACACTCCGGATAGGTTATCATAGGAAGTCTCAAAGGACCAAACCTCAAAAACTGAACAAACCTCTGTAGCAAATTACTCAGGGTTTGTCCCCCAAGTAAAAGAGCAGTGCCAGCAATAATCAAAGGAATACCAGCGCCACCAAAAATAGCTAGAGCCCCACCGATAACAATGAGAGCATACGCAACAATATTTTGGAATCTTACAACAAATTGAATAAGAGGTACAATGAATGTGTTAATGACAAATCCTAAAACATGGTAATTAATCAAAATTATAGGAAATATTAATTGAATAAATTGCATCAATATTGCAAACAAGAAAAATTGCGTACTGAAGTTTTTAACCCCATCGTTAACCGGAAACTTATTTACCGTTGTTTCACAATCACTATCCCCAATCTCCTTAATACCAATGAACCTTCCTCTGTTAATCCCCCTCTTATACTGGTCAATGAGACCGGCAGGAGTGTATACCTTATTGTACTCCAATTCATAAAACGTGTCTTCACAATTGATTGCTGCCTGCAACTTTTGATTGGATACCGTAGCAGACTCAGCATCAGTGTAACCCGTCCAGTCCAAACCAAAGTAATATGAACTGGCAAGCTCCCTACTTGTATTCAACGAGTTGTCATAGTTAGGGTCAATAACTGTTGTTCTCCACCCATATTCCCTAATATTTGGTAGTAGATAATAAGCTCTTTTGACTGGTTCCGTATCCGTTGGAGCTTGTTGCCACTTTACTTTAAAACGATATTTTCCCTTTGTTGGAATACCTACTCTAGGGTCCCTAGAAAAAATTCTTTGTCCTTCTTCGTTAGTTGTAATATAATCCATGTTCATGGGAACCTCTATTAACCAAGTTCCGTTATCATCAATTACATTACCAGAGTTTTCCAACCGGTATTCCTCAAGAATTGGCCTGCCCTGGTCGTCCTGAACAATGGTTTGTCTGACAGCTAACAACTGTCCTGGTCCGGTGGTTAAATCACAAAGATTACCCATGTTATCTTTAGGCTTACATCCTGCCGTTAGTAAGGATGGTGGATTGTTTCCAAATCCCAATGGTGCTGCAATTTTAAATTCGTCACCAGTTGAGTAAATTGAGCCCATAAAAACAGAGGTGGGTTGAATATCTACATTCGCCTCATCTCTTAAATCAAAATCAATACGACTTATTGATGATTGACATACAGTTGGTTCTCCCCAAAATGGAGCAACCTCGAAGACTTTTTCAATGTGAATAATTTGAGGTAAAGAATCTAAATCTGTAGAACTTCTAAATCTATCCCCCGCAACTTGTGCTTCCGTTGCTAAACCAATTCTTATTAAGTCTTGTGGTGTTAAGGAAAACTCCCCAATATCACTCAGGTCCAAGTCCATTACTATTGTCTGCTGACCAACTGGAACCCCGAGAATCATGAAATCACCACTCTCATTGGTCTTTACCGTAAACTTATAGTACTTGTCATAGATTTCAACTACGACAGGGTCTTTGAGAACATCTTCCCTAGAAGGAAAAGTTCCTGTGGCCGCATGGGTTGAATATGATTGTAGATAAGGTAATAAATTAAACCTATATCCGTCATCATTTTTATCATTTGGTTGGGTGTATGGATATAATTGAACAATCCTATCATTCAATGCATCAACATCTGATATTGGCACAAAAACCGATACTTTAGCGTTTGGTATTCCTAAGCCACCATTTGCAACAACTCTTCCAACTACAACACCATAATCCGCACAATCCCTGGGAAAAACATCATTTTGAAATATTTGTAAAGATAAAATTTCAAGAAACTCAAAATCCTGGTCTAATTGAAAGGATATATTCTTATCTATACCAACGTTTGTGTTTATTCTGAAGGATTGTCCCATCTATGGTTTTAATGATAAATATTTATGGTGTTTTTTTTCAAAAACACTTTTTCCTAATCAAAATATACCTGGAAGTAAAATTAAATAAAGATGTTAAGAGAAAGATACATTTTGTAGGTTCTTTACTCTAACAACAATATCTTTTTGGGGATATCTAACTTGGTAAACTTGGTCTGGCTCTGCAAAAATTGTATCATCAACCGGACGAATGATTTTTAACTCTGGGTCCGAATATGGCATTGATGTTTCTGCTCCAGAATATTGTCCCCCAACTTTATTACTAATCACAATGTCAGACACGGTAATTACACCTGTTTGATTCTGGACAATACTTCTAAGTTGTGATAGGTATACATTTTGCCCAAGTTCCCTTGATAGGGGGTCAAAATACAATGAAACATTATTTACGATTTCCGAGACAACTTGACCAGAATTTTGTGTAGCATCTAAAACCACTGAGATATCAACTCCAAGGTCAATAACATTTGCAGTAGTAACCTGAATGTAGTCATTAATCATTCGGTAGTTAGATAGATAATTAGCAACATTTTGTTTGAGGGTATTCGAAACAATATTTGTTAATTTACCTGAAGTGTCAAAAGATAATAAGTTAATTAAAATCTTGTTATTATTTTCCGTTATTGAAACTTTTGCTGGTGCTCCAAACTGACTTGGCATATTTCTCAAAAGAGATTCATAGTCATTAACAGTAACTGCTCTTTGTTGGGCTGAAAAGTTGAAACTAACATAATTTCTAACCTCTTCAGTTGTTGGTACATTTGAACCTCCTATTGCCGCTGTTGGGTTATTACATCTTAAAGAGTTAATAACCGATGAATTAATTGTTTGCGATGGACCATTCACAAAAAATGAAACAGTACCAATTTGATTGATAACATTAGTTCCTATGTTGGTTGCCAAACCACCACCAATTCTGTATTGAACAAATAAAGTGGAATTTGGAATTAATGTTGAACCTAACGAGAAGTTGTTACTTAGTGATTGGAAATTGATTGGTGTTCCTAAATTAGTGAAAGCATTCAATTGGTCTTGTGCAGAGGTAGTACCCCCTCCAAAAGTCATTTTGAGAAATCCCTCTGGTGTGAATTCAGTAATAAATCTGTTGTTAGTTTGAATATATCTTCCAACTTTGATACCAGGTTGGTCTGAAACTTTTGTTGGGTCTTCGATAAAAACCCTATCCTCAGCTAATGCACTTACTTCTAACAATCTATTATCTAAACCCAAAAATTCAGATGCTGTTGGTACATTTGTGTAATTGGTGCCAGATTTTAAAAGCACACTTGTAATTCCTAAAACATTTTTTTCAGGTAAAAATAATTCGTAGAAAGGTCTCACATCTGCAGGATTGATTACCCTTTTGAAAACTTTAGTAATTCCGTTTACAACTAGCTCTCGTTTGGTAATTGTGTAATTAATAAGATTACCATTAGCATCAAAATTTGGAATTTTTGTTCTATTTGGGAATCCAGAACTATTGTATGGCGATGCAAAATCAACGTCATTTTGGTTTTCAAAAGCAATTCCCGCTCCGAATACTTGAGACCCACGAGTCAAAATTCCCAAATATCTCTCGTCTTCCTTATCACCAAACGCAGGAACTGTTACAGAATAATCAACTAAAGCAACTGAAGGTCTTTGTCCTGGAATTTTCAACCCATAGGTTCTTGCAATGTTATAAATTGAAGAACGCTGTTGTGCATATTGCAAGACAGTTTCTTGTATACTCCTATCAATATTATAGTGAAGGTTGTCGGCAATAGCAGCATTTAAATCCAAAAAAACAGAAAATACTGAAGCATCGTTAAAATCCTGAATAAGTTCTGGATAATAAGTTCTTACATAATTCTGTAATTCTATTCTTATACTTTCGTAATCCCTTGCAGTATAGGAAATTCTGTTGTTAGCCATATATTGTTAAATATTCAATATGATGAAATCACTTTGGGCAAAAGTGTTATTATCTACTGCGTAATCGATTTTTACTTTTGCAGTGTATTCCGAGGTTCCTTTTCCAGGAACTCTAAATACATTATCTTTTGCTTGTCCAGGTATACTTTCACCACGAGCAAGTGGAACTTCTTCTAATGGGTCTGCCGGCTCGATTGTTATATTATTTATCAACAAGTTTGGCATAAATTGTTGAACCGAATCTCTTATGTCAGCCTCGATTGCATCAAATGTTAACCCATCAAAAGGTTCAAATAAAAATTCATATAACCTAGTCCCGAAAGTCGGTAGGTAATATCTAGAGCCTTTTTTTGTTAAAAGAAGGTGAATCAAATCACTTCGTATTTGTGCAAATTGTGTTTCCGTTAATAAAAGAAAATCCCCTTTAGTTGAATTTTCAAAAGGAAATGATAATCCATATGTTACGCCATCTGCCATATCAGATAAATATAGTCCTAAACTTTTTATAATAAAACAAAAAACCCAACACTGATGTGTCGGGTTTTTTATTTATTAAAAGGAAAAATAATCTTTATGCCTCACATGCCACGCAAGCTAAATCATTTAGTCCCAACTTCTTCCTCGCGAAAGCCTGAGCCGAGTTCATTGAATGTTGGTAATACAAAGTTTTAACTCCAAGTTGCCAAGCATCGACTAATAGTTTGTTCACATCCTTAGTAGGCATATCCGGAGATACCATCAAGTTTAAAGACTGTGCTTGGTCAATATAATCTTGTCTAACCGCTGCTTGGTTAACAATTGAAGATTGATTGACTTCCGCAAAAGTCCGAAAAACCTCTTTTTGTTCATCAGATAAAAACTCAAGATGTTGTACAGAACCATCATGTTTTTTGATACTATCCCAAGTTGTTTTATTATCTTTACCGATTCCTGCCAACAACTTTTTCAATATTGGGTTTTTAATTGTTACTTTTAATTTTGCAACGTCTTTTACATAACAATTAGACCAAATTGGTTCGATTGATTGCGAAACCTGTCCTAGAATAAAAGCAGAAGAAGTTGTTGGAGCAATTGCATTCAACGTTACATTTCTTCTACCATATCCCACTAAAGTTTCTGGTTCACCGAACATTTCCGCAAGTTCTGAGGAAGCTTTGTAAGATTTGTCTTTAATCAATTTGAACACTTCCACGTTTAGTTTTGCGGTTTCTCTACTATCGAAAGGTAAACCCTTAGATTGAAGTAGGGAGTGCCAACCCAACACACCTAAACCCAATGCTCTTTGTCGAGTAGCAAAGTTGTAAGCTTTTTCTAAATAGAAGAAAGCACGTTGACCCTCTAATGTTCCGTTGTTTCGTAAATCGTCAATTTTACTAATAAACTCAGTAACAACTGCGTCCAAGAAATAAACCATCATTTCCACCGCATCAGTATCTTTCCACTCGTCGTAATGAAGCACATTCATAGATGAAAGCACACAAACAAACGACTCTTCTTCTGAATTGTGAAGAGCAATCTCAGAACACAAATTTGAATTGGAAATTTTCATGTCTTTATCTTTGTACACCTCAGGAGCTTTGTTATTCATAGTATCTGAGAACATAATATACGGATAACCAATTTCCCCTCTTCTTTGAATTACTTTAGCCCAAATAGCTCTCTTTGCTTTATCCCCAGCAATCATTTCTTCCATGAATTTATCCGAAACTGTAACAGCGTGAGTCAAATCTTGAATGGGAAACCCTTCAGTCCCTATTTCCAAAAATTCCATAATGTCCGGATGTTCTACGGGAAGATATGGCGAAAATCTTCCTCTACGAGTAGAACCTTGTGAAATGTTATCCACTACACTTTGGAATAGATTCATGAAGTGTACCGCACCAGGAGCGTGCCCGTTATCTGTAATTTCAGCACCTCTACCACGAATGTTTCCAAAGTAACCAGAAGTACCACCACCCATTTTACTCATTTCACCAACTTCAGCTTGAGTGTAAAGAATAGATTCGATGTTGTCACCAACATTAGAACCGAAGCAACTTACGGGTAAACCCCGCTTTTTACCGAAGTTAGCCCATACGGGGGAAGATAGAGAATACCATCCTTTACCCATATAATCGTAAAATTTCTCTGCAAACCCTTCAATGCCCAATAGTTTTTCTGCGTGCTCAGCAATTGTTTTGATACGTTCTAGAGGTTCTTCCCCTTCACTTAAGTATCCTCTGCGGAGGAATGTAATTGACTCGTCGTTAATCCAGTCAAAAGGTTTTCTGTTTTCCATATTATTGTTATAGTGTTAAATTAAAATAGGTCGTTGAGGGTAATTGATTTAGATTTTTTGCTGTAATTGATACTTCTCTTGTTAAAGAAATCTGTGTGTTTTGTTGTGAGAATTTCATCATCAAACCACTCGGTAGTTTCCAAAAGTTTAGTATCAACTTCAAATACGTTATCTATACCAATAGCATTTAAAGATAGGTTAAAACGGTGTTTAATAAATTCAATTGTTTGTTCTTTGGTGAGAAAATCTAAATTACCTTTTTCAAAAATCCAATCAACAATTTCAGATTCAGCATTAAATGCATCCTTGGTAGCTTCAATTAAATCTTCAACTAGTTCTGGTGTCCACCAACTTGGATTTTCTTTCTTAATAAGATTAACAAGCTCAAAACCAAATTCAGCATGAATGTTTTCTTCTTTTGAAGTTGCTTCAACAGCGTTACTTGTTCCTTTCAATACGTTTTTGTGTTTGTTGAATGACATGATTACCAAAAACTGGGAAAACAATGATACATTTTCGACGAACATGGAAAACAATACAACCGATTCAAAGTAATCCTGATTATCGATAGCCTTTGTATTAGAAATTGTTTTTTCTAAATACTTGATTCGACGACGAATTGCTGGTACTTCAAGTAGATTTTCAAATTCACTATTTAAACCAAGTAACTGAATTAAATGCGAATATGCGTCAGCATGACGAACTTCAGACTCAGCAAAAGTTGCACCAACGCTACCAATTTCTGGTTTAGGGAGTTTTTTGTAGATGTCACCCCAAAATGTTTTTACGGCAATCTCGATTTGTGAAATAGCCAGCATTGCTCTCTTTACTGCAGTTTGTTCTTTTTCATTCAAATGAACTTTAAAATCTTGAATGTCAGAGGTAAAATTAAACTCTGTATGAACCCAATAAGAATGTCGAATAGCATCCACATATTCAATTAAATTTGGGTATTCGTAAGGCTTTAAATTGGTTCGTTTAGTAAAAATATTTGGTTGGTGTTTTGACCTATAAATGATGTATTCTTTTGCAACATCGTTGAGACCATTATCCATTAATTTGTTTTCTACCATATCGTGAATTTCGTCGACATGGGGAGTCCCAATTTTATTATTTCTAAAAATTCCTTTCTTAGTTATTCTTGCAATTTTTTCAGCCATTTCACGGTCAACTTTGCCAATGCCTTGCATAGCTTTTATAATAGCATTCATAATTTTATTCTCCTCGAAAGGTACTTTATCACCACTGCGCTTTATTACAAAGGGAGGTTCGTTAGATATTGAATTATCTGTTGTGTTCATTGTTTTTTGTTTAGTTTTTTAATGGCCTATAATTTAAAATAGTTGAGTTAAACCAAATTATTCGGTTGTTCCCTTTGTTTTCTTTTTTCCATCAGTTCTTTAATTCTATCACTCTTTTTCTGTTCTTGTTGTTCTTCGAAACCGAGGAATGTAACTGAAGATTCTGTATCGATTACTATAAGTTCATTATCAAACTTACAGTTTTCGAAAACGACACCATCTTGCCCTAAACGAGACTTTGTAATTGCTATTGTAGCTAACTTCATTTCTTTTTGTTGAAGTGTTTTAGCAACTGATATAATAACGTGACCAACTTGAGCTTTCTTAATAGACCCTCCCATTTGGTCAGTAGTAACAACTTCAGATGATATTGAAGACCGGTTACCTTGTGTTGCAGTCCATCCGGCAATACCCAATTCATGGCACATTGCCTCGAAGTGTCTCATGACAGAACCCTCAGCCTTCCATTCATCATTTTTGAGGTTGTCCGGAACCACACAATCAATATAGTCTAAGGTTATCATATCAAGGTTTGTACCATCAGCAATCATTTTACGTACTTGGTTTTTGATTTGATTCATAGTCAAGGTATCGGAAGGAAG